ATACAGCATGAATATCAGGAATACCGTTGATTGTGCTAGATTCTACGCGAGTTAGAAAGCAATCAGTCAGTCCTTTTTTTACCTTTTGCCATAGTCTAGTTTCCCCATTTTTGTTAGACATGATTGAGTAAGTTTTTTATATTTTTATTTTCCTTATTGATTTAATCACTGCTGTTGGAATAATAGTTGTATTGCCAATATTGTCAAATGTAGGCTTATCTTTTGATTTAATGTAATCACTAAATATTCTTGTAATACCATTTTTTTGACTTAGCAAATAACCTTTAGATACACAAACAGGTAATTGTTCTTTACTTAAATCTCTTGTGCTTGACCATCCAGCATCACCTTCAATATCAAGCCACTCTATTTCTACAAATGGATAATCATCAATTATGTTACCGAGATTTTTAAAATCAAAGTTAAGAATTTTAGACTGTTGTCGTTTTTTTTTAATCATCAATCACTACCTTAATTTTACCAACTGAAGTAGTAATCGTAGAATTATGTACTTGGTTAAAAACATCTAACCACTCAGACCAACTAGCTTTCTTCAATTGCTGTAACGTCTTCGGACTCAATTTGGATCGTTTTGGCATTGTAGCCATCGATCTTGTTTGATAATTCCTCAAGCTTTTTTTCAAGTTGCTCACGTGACATACCCTCCAGACCACTAACAGTAACCTCTTTCCTATCAACATAAGCACCTGCTAGTTGACCAGATCTATACTCAGCATTTATAGCTGCAGCATATTGTTTATCTTTTTCGGCTTTGTCAGCAATTCTTTCTAACCTTTTAAATCGTCTAAGGTTGTCACTTTCATATTTCTTTTTTTCAAGATCAAATAACTTATCAAAATAATTTGCTATATGTGGGCTGTGTTTTCTAGATAACATTCTAGATGCAACAGATCCATAATCTTTTTCATTAGTACACACATAGCCTGCACGCTTAAGTGCTTCAGCTTGTGTAATAGAACCCCAATCTTTAACATAGATTTCAACAAACATTTTTTGTTTTGGAGTTAAATCTAGTTCAGTTCTTAATGATTTCTTTTTAAGTCCACCAGGCATTACTTTCTACCTTTAGGTTTTTTTGGAGTAAATTTTCTTCTTACTTCACCTCTTGCATAACTATCAGCAGATGTGTGAGACATATGAATTTTAGCACTATCATACTCATCAGTATAAAGCTTTTGTTTTTCTTTATTTCCAGGAAATAGTTTTTTTACTCTATCCTTGGCTAACATGAATAATTGTTTTCGCATATTTCTATTATATAGATTATTTCATCGTAAAGTAATAGCCCCAAAAGGTTTCGATAGCGTTCCCGCAAGAGTGGTGTCCCTAAGGGACACCAGAGGGACAGTACTAAATCGACTAGAAGTGTTGGTATAATTGAATAATAGTCTACAGGGACACCAGGGACACCTCTTTTACCCCCGGGGGTACTTTTTATTAGTCAGGGGTCTAGATAATCTATATAGTAGATATTTTTCCATTGTCCGGTATCCGGTATTGTGTTACACTTAACTTGTGTTTTTTCATAACACTTATATACATTGGTTAATTGCTTCTGGGGGTATAACATTAATTGCTCTCTGGTTTTTCCCCCCAGGAGTTAAGTTCATTCGACCCCCATGACTACACATCTAATCTTTTTAAATTTTCTTTTAATATAAGTTTTTTAATAATTCTTCTCTCCTCCTTAGTACTACATTCTCGATACCTCTTATATAAATCTCGATACCGGATCCAGGATAATTGTAATTTAGTAAAATGTATTTTACCATTATCAACCATTCTCATGTACTCACCTCTAACAAAGTCAGGATCCATATCAGCACCCCAACATACATCCTGAAAGTCATTGCTATTACTAACAAACCATTTATGAGAATCATGCTTATGGTACGTTTCTTTTTTAAATCCTGATGGGTTAACTGCATCCTCTAACGCCTGCACCAGTATTGCTTGAAATAATCTTTGTTCTGCAAAAGCTTTCGGTTTTACAATTTCTAAGCTCAATTTAATGCCCAAAAATTTTAGTAAGTTCGGAGCACAGTTCATAGGCTTTCCTTTTATCTATAGGATCATTCTTACGCTTACGGCCTCTACTTCTTGGTGGAGTTCTAATATACACATCAATATACAAATCCCACATTCTTTGTAGGTAGAACATCTTGTCCTCACCAGACATGATTTCCATCATAATTATTGATTGTTTTAGTAGTCTAGGTACCTTTTGCATTTGCATAACCACGATGCGGGAAAAGATATGGATGTAGTAATGACACCGTGGCTAAGCATTTTTAACAACCAGGCTTATGCCTTTAGCTTTCGCTGCAGCTTTACGTCCTGATCGCCATCGATCCTCGATCTTATCAAGGAAAGAAAGACTGAAATTTCCTAAACCAAAGTCATTTCCACAATACAATTGAAACATCAAACTAGTTAACTCATCATAAGTTTTTTTATTTGGACACACCATCACTAGCTTGTCCAACGCCTGGTTTAATGCTTCTTCGCTACTTTTTTTAATAGCTTTACCCACAAAATAATCCTTTTAATTAAAGTTAAATTGAGTGTTAATTGTTCTATGAAAATAAAGTGTTTTGAAAGCCCCACTTATTTCATTTAGGCTTAGGAATACTATTTAATTAATAACTGTTTAAATTTTGATTGCAAGTAAAAAAAAGGCCCACTCTCGCGGGCCCTTTCCCAACACCAACCGATGCACATCTAAGTGTCTATCACTTACTTCAAGAGTTTCTTTCCTTGGTTCAGCAAATTCTCTTTCATTTTAACTTCAGCAACACCTTCTTTTTTAGCTATCTTTTTTATAGAATCGCTAACCATTTTTTTGATCATGTTGCCTGGGTTTCTAAGGCCATTCTCCCCCATAGCCCTAATAATTGTGTATGATTCGATATCAACAGCAATTGATTTCCATTTGTTTACGTCCATTGTTTCTCCTATTTCTCTTGATACTCTTTAGATTTATAAAACTCAACTAAATTAATTTTATTTTTTTGAGTTAAACCTGCGTTATATATTCTCTCAATGATTGCTATATAATCTGAGGTAGAAGTACCTGTTAAGAACCATGATGATTTACTCTTACAAGCAGTTTTAAATCTTCTATGATCAAACTTAGGATGCTTGTCAGCTACAATATATGACACTACCATAGAACGTTTAAATCTTTTGTTCTTAGTAGACTCCATACCATAAAAGTATTTTTTAAGTTGCATCAATTGAGATCCAATACGATCTGCATGTTCGATACCTCCCGCAGGAATTACAAATCGTCCTGTTTTAAAATCATTACTGATTCTTGCCCACAGTGAAGTTTGTTTTAATAAAAGGACCACCATCTCTGCAACATTAATTCCATACTGTTGCATTTTGTTTCTACATATTCTGTAGTCCATTTTATTTCTTGCACAGTGCTGATCTAAATAGTTTTCCATGGACCAGTTCTTACGACCTGTGTTTAGTCTTGCTACATCTAATGGATCATCAGAGTCCATAATAATATATGGAATCTTAAGATCTAATTGTTTCCTAGCTTCCAATGTATGTTGGCCATCAATGACTTCCATATTTTTATTTACACGAATTGGATCGTATAAATCTTTTTCTTCAATCAACTTCTTAAGTTGTTGCACGTGTGCTTCATCTACAGGTCTGTTACCTCTAGTCTTTTTGAATTTACTATAATTAGTAGTTTCAAAAAATTTATTATGTATTGGTTTGTTCATATCTTTTCCTCCTTGGTTAATAGAACATTAAATATCCCAGTGATGCAAAAATAAATAATAAAACTTTTGCAGGGATAATGGTTAGTAATGCAATAAACATCATACTAAATATCAGGTCTTTCATCGGCTCCCCTCTGTTGATCTTGTATAAGTTTATTAGCAATAGTTTCGTTGATAGGATAAATAGGCATGTCTTCAAAGTTCATTGAACACTGTTGCAATTTTTTCATCGTATCTTGGTACTCATCATCTTGATATTCCAACGGTTGGCCATCAATTGTAGTTTTCGGTAGCCGTGATAAAATATTATTTACTTTTTCACTCCAGAGCAAAAACACCGATGAGTCACACTTTGTTATTGTTGCCATAAGGCCTCCTCTTTGTTACACTTGTTAATGTATCTTTATATAAACATTTTAATGGGATATGCAAGTAAATAATAAGGTAGGATAATATAGGATATTATGACAAAATTTATACTAGTTATGTACATGTGCAGTATGATAACCAATGATTGCCCTAGTCATCATATACCTGGTTTTACATTTACCTCACATTATGATTGCGTACAAAATGGCTATAAAGTAGCTTTTAATACCTTTAGAGCATTAGAGGAACTTCAAGATTTTGATAGAGAATACGTAGAAAATAACAAAATTGTAGTCAAATTTGAGTGCAGACAAATAGAAGTTCCCAAACCAGTAATACCTAAACCTAAACCAAAAGTGACTACATAGTTGCAATCATGTCACAAATTGATATATAATACCTTATGAAGCACTATCGTATCCAAGTAAAATACAAAAATGTGTATCTTGATGAGATCGTTAGCGCTGATGATGATAAGACCGCTCTTGAATGTTTTGTAAAGAAGGTTGATTCAGGAGAAGTAAAAGAGAATGAAGGTGCTGGGTTCGAAAATCCTAACTTTTTATTCTTAACCTTCGAAGAGGTAAACCGAGATGGCCCTACAAAAGTTAATATCGGAGAAGCTTCAGTTGGAGTCAAAGTGGGCAACGCAAGCGTTGGAACAGGGTAGAGTTACTCCAGACATGAAGTGGATTGATATTGAAATCAAAGATCTAAGAAAAAAGATCAATGATCAAAGTGTTGAAGACGCACAAAAAGGTCTTTTTGATATAGCTAGCTAGTCTAGCTTAAAAAAATTAAATTTTTCCCTAAGGATACTGCGCTCTAAATTATTCTTTAGCCTCGCCCCAAGATTTTCCTAGTGCAATATCTACCTTAGAAGGTACCTTAAGTGTGTCTATTGCATTTTCCATTATATT